TCTTTAGATTTTTTTTTAGAACCTCTTGGTTCTTTTTGAGAAGGCAATTCTGTTTTAATTTCTTTTTGTTTAACTGACTCTTTAGTTATTGTTTCTTTTGATTTTATTGGCTGCTTTGATACTTTGTCTTGCTTGGCAACGACTTGAATTTTTATGGCTTTAATTGCGTTTACAAGGGTGGTTTGCAAAACCTTAATCGCCTTGGTTAATCCATTAAAACTTTTGGTTAAATCAACAGAACCAAGCTTCACATTTTGGGCAATGTTTTCAACAGCATTGACTAAATCATTGGTTGTTTCATCATCAGATTTTAATGGTATATCTGCCATTATTTTTGTCCTGGTGGTAAGCTTCCAAACTGTTTAATCCATGAAGATTTCATCTTTGTTTCACCAACACCCAATCCTGCCCCCATTTTCATAAAATTAAGGTATTTTTGCAACACCATATCCTCAACAGACATTGGTTTTTTTCTAGTATCCCATTCGTGTTTTTGGTCAGGAATATTGACTGGAATTCCTTTGTCATCTCTCTTTCTATAATACAGTTCCACTATCTGCTTATCCGTCAATCTTTCGATTTCCCACGGTCTAAGCAGATATGGTTTATCCATCAGATTTACAAAGTAATTTTTAAGATTCGGTGGAGGAATTGGTTGCTTTGGATTAAAAGAACCATCTCCTACACCTTCTTGGCGTTTGGGAATGATTTTTCCCTGACTAGCTCCATGACCAATTCAAATCTTTCGTTTTCGGCAAGCATCAAATCTTGCACTTCATTCTCAGGTGCTGTAAACAAGATTGATGCGAATGCCAATGCACCAGCAGGAGTTGACAACGCTGCTATTGAGTTTTCGCTGCCAAATGAATAAATACCGCTAGCAATATCCCTGGTAACAGAAGAAACCGCTTCACGGAATTCAACAGGTTCAAGCATGTCTTTCATTGAAAAAACAGAATCCAAAGCTTTCTTTTCAAGTCGCTTTTCAAATTCAGCTTTTACTTTTTGAGTGATTAATCCAGCGGTGTATTTTTTGCCATTAAATTCAATGGTCAAAGATCCTTCACCGCTGGAATTTAAAATGCTACCAACTGTATCTGACATGAATGCTTCCTTTCAAAAATTAAGGTGCAACTGGCCCAATCCTAAAATCAAATTCACCGTATGTGGCAAATGTCAAAGATATCTTTTGGACATCTTTTACATCTGCTGTATAAGTCAGTGCTGTAACAACGCAATTAGTAATAGTGACTTCTTGTTCTGGATCATCACCGTCTTTTATACTAATTGAGCCTACAGAACCCTGCTTCAAACCGTATCCACCAATAACCTCAAGAACATCAAGGGTTATTTCTGCGGAATACAATCCAATTGCGTGAGAATCAAAACCTTCATTAACAAAGGTTGTTGTGTCAATCTGTTCAGCTTTTGAATTCACGGAAATATTCGTTGCTGGGATAGGACTAGCAATACCGCTAAGAAAAACTTTTCCATTGCGACCTGAAAGAATAGCCATTTTAAAATCTCCTTAAATTACACTGAGAAATCAGCAAAATTAACAGTGGGGGCTGCCGAAGGAACCAAAGTCAATTTTATTTTTTGCACATCTTTTACAGCAACATCATAAGTAACCTGAGTAACAGTGCAATTTTCAAACAAAAAGTCCGCTCCAGTATTGTTTGCAGCAAGATATTCGTTGGTGGTTAAAGTGGATTGAGTTGCCGTAGGATTTGTTGCCAAAAATGCTGTTCTGTAGCCATCTTGGGAAAGTTTTAAATTGGCTTTCATACCGGCAAAAACAACAGGCATTTGTTCTTTATCATAAACAGCTTCTACTGTTATTTCTGCTGACTGGATCCCATCAACAAGGATCGTATATCCTAATCCATTGTAATTGCTTGCATCAGGAGTATCCATTTTTGTAGCTATTGCAACAGATGTGCAAGGCAAAAAAACAGGAGTTGCAGAATCTGTTCTTTCAATAAAAAGACTAGCAACTTTTCCAGTAAGAAAAACATTATCAACTGCTGCCATGTGATGACTCCTTGAGTTATACTAAGCCTTGCTCCATGAACCCATATGATACCTTAAAACCAGTAACATTGTAAACAGTATTCGGGTTGCTATTGATTGAAAATGGCTGGATTCCCTTGATGTTTATGCGTGATGGACTAATGGAGGATGGGTACTGGCTTATCTGGTAAATTTCTTTTCTGATTTTGTAACGATCATCCAAGTCCGTGTATGCTACATCTCTTGCGTACTCTTGAATAAAATAAACCCTGACTGTGTAAATAAATTCTGATATCCCGCCCATTGCCTCAATTCCAAGTTCTTCGCCTTCTTCCGATGGTGCTATAACTACACATGGGAATGCGTCCGTTTCCCTGATTACAGCACCCTTACGCTTGTAAACCGTGTATCCAAGGTCAACAACTTTATCCGCAACAGTATCCATGATTGTAGTGTAACGATCCGCAGGATTTGCGGTCATTATCGGTCTTACAGTTCTTTGAACTCTTCTATGCATTGTTAACTCTGTTGGGTGCAATCTAATGCGTAATATTCCCTGTTGCCGTTATTGTCCACGCTGTTTACATAGTACTTAACTGAACTCGCATCTGTTATTTCACAATCAATTGTTGGCTTAAATGGCTTGATGTTTTCTTTCCAAACTAAAAATCTTGTTATGCTTTCTATCTTCGCAACACCACTTTGATCCGTATAACCGAGAGTCAATGCTCTTCTAAATCCGTAATTTGTAGTCGCAGTTGTATTATCAGGATTCTTGAGATTCAAGACCTCTGGATTATCAAACACAACAAATTCTTGAGACAGATCTAGCGTTGGCATATTACCTCTTACATGAACTGGGTCTTGAATTCCTGTGGATTCACATAAGTCATTAACTTATTTAGTTGAGTGATATGCTGAAGAGTTTGTTGCCTCCATTCAGTCCTAGAAACAGCAACACCTTCCCATGAATAGGAAGGTTGAGGATTTGCGGAATCCTCCACTAATGCGTTTATATAGTTGTTTCTTATCGTCAGAAGGTTTTCTGCTGGAGTTGGCATTTCTACTCCTAAAAAATAATGCCAGGGGCCAAGAACTGACCCCTAGCATCACAGGGAGGTTTCCTAGGTTGGAACACCTTGAACAACATAACGAGGATCCATAACACCAGCGGAACCCCACCAAGAAGCCTTGATCGCAACAGCGATGTCTTGGTTGAATTCTGCCCAGTTATTGGCGGGAGCCTGGACAACTTCCATCGGCTTGGCTTCTCGCCATACGAAAGCTTTCTTGAAGTTTCCAAGATAAACATACTTGTCAGCGTTGGTTGCTGAAATACCACTGGTTACCAACAGGTTTCTCGCATGAGCGGATGTGAGAATACCATAGTTGTTATCCAATGGATTTGGGCTTTCCAACTGCTCAACATCACCAGAAGTGGCATAAGGCCCATTCTTGGTGGTGGTTGCAGGATTAAGAATCCTGGAAGCAGAATACTTCTGGAAAGGCATTACCAACATCTGCATACCGGGGCCAAAGATATCAATTGGCTTGCCAGTGTTGGGATCTTTCATCTGATAGAACAATTGTTCTAGCGTGTTGATTGATGCCCAGTTGGAAAGTGCATAGGAACCAACCTTGTTGATAAACCCATAGGTCATACCGGATTGAGCGGTAGTCGAATAGGTATTCAAGGTCGATTCAGAGCCAGCAGCGGTTCCATACACATAGTTGTTGGTCAAACCAAGCACGGTGTTCAAGATTCGTTCTTCACGAACCAAACCGCAATAGTTTCCAACAGACTCAGCGGAAGACAATGCCTGTGCTGTCTTATCGCTGTAGATCATTTCAGCGGTGATCGCACAAATTCTACCAACCTTTTCGATTGCTGGAATTCGTACATAATTACCACTGAACTGGGTCTGAGGATAAGGCATCCCAGGTTGAACAGTCTCTGGTGAAGGACTGATGTCGCTCAACCAAGGAATGATCTCGCTGGAAAGGTTCTGTCCAGCAG